GATACTTGTGATGAGTATCACAGATTCTATGCCAATGACCATTGGGTTCCACTTGAAGTAGAGACTGTGAAGGGTGAAGTTCTCTACGAAGATGATGAAGTTCGCATCTTGTGGAAAGCCAAACTGGACCTCACTTGTGATACTAATCAGGGTATCTACCCTGTAGACCACAAGACAATGAAGCAGCGTAGGGATACAATCTCCCTGAACAATCAGTTCATGGGACAGTGTATTCTTATGCGAACACGTAACGTGTTCATCAACAAAGTCGGCTTTCAGAAATCATTGAAAGCGGCAGAAAAGTTTGTGCGTGCGCCCATCTCGTATAGTGCCGCGCGCCTTCTTGAGTGGCAATCTGAGACTTTGCCATTCTACGCTAAGATGCTTCTCATGTATGCTGAGTCTGGTCAGTGGCCGCAGAACTTCAATCATTGCGAAGGAAAGTATGGTAACTGTAACTTCGTTGGAGTCTGTGAATCTGACCCCGGTATGCGTGAAGAAGAACTGAAACTTCACTTTATTGTCGGGCCTCAGTGGAATCCGACTAATGAGGATGACTGATGCAAGTCAAACTAGTTCGTCATACTATGCCCGGTAGACCGGATTGGGTTATCCTGAACGAGACTGTTCCACTTGGAACGATATATGAAGTAGTGGGATATGACCGGGATACTGTGCTAGTCAATGAGGAACTAAAAGAAGCCGTCCCTATGGATGCTTACCTCGTGATAGGTAACAACGATATGGGATGGCTTCCTACAGTCTGCTTTGAGACTGTGAAAGAGGAATCATGAGTGGCAAGAAGGTCGCCAATCACTTGCACCGATACAGGAAAATTAACTTGGGTGCTAATGGTAAACAGTTCTATGTATACCGTTGCACCAAGCCTGCCTGCTCACACTACGTTAGAATTGAGCTTGCTGAGGGTAAACTCTGTGAGTGTAACAAGTGTGGCGAGCCAATGATTATCACCAAGACTATACTCACTCATTCGAGTGGGAAACCTATGGCCCTACCTCATTGTCTGGGGTGTATCAAAAGAAAGAAGGCTGACGATGTGGACAGGATTAAGGAATATCTGGACGGAATTAAGACTCCGACTTAGTTCCATGAAGAAACCTTGGTTCTATGATAGGGTCAAGATGGAAAACATCAAGACGAACTATCTGATTAGAGAGGACACTAATGCCTAATCTCGGTGAGGTCAAAATGGACGCCTTGTTTACCATGCTCAAAGGTGAGCCGGGAACAAGGAAGTCTACTGCTGCGTTGTCATATCCGACACCGCAATATTGGTTCTCAATGGACCAAAAGATGGAAGCCTTAACTCTACCTGCAAAGCGTTGGGGAGTTAAGATGAATGAGGTTGACTTCGATGACTATGTAGATTGGGACAAGCCACGCGCTAAGATGGAACAACTACAGGTCAACTGTAAATACAAGACTATCATCGTGGATAGCGTCACTTCAAGTGGTGACGGTATGACACGACAAGTTAGGAAGGCAAAGCAGCAGGATAACTCAGGTAAGAAGATAGGTAATATTCCTGTCTCGGGCTTTGAGGAATTCAACGCTGAAGCCTCAGCCTTCCAAGAGATGATAGCTCTCCTCAAGGACATTCATAAGTTCCACAATGTCCATATTATTCTTATCGCGCATATCCTCGGTGCGCGTAAGGATAATGATGCTAACAAACTCACTCACCACTCGCGCATCATTGTCACTGGTGCGGAGAAAATCTCTGCGAAGATTGCAGCTTACATGACAGAAGTATATCACTTCAATGTCAAGCCTGCTTTTGAAGCAGACAAGGAGGGTCAATATGCGCTAATGACAGTCCATACAGGCAACGATTATGCCCGAACTTCGTTGCCACTACAACAGGAAATCGTGTTCAATAATGAGCCGTTGTATGACCGTTTCATACTTCCGGCAATCAACAAACTGAAGGCTGAAAAGCCAATAGAGAGGATTGTTACACAACCACAAACAACACCTCCAACACCGTTCACACCACAAACAATCAACAAGTAGGAGTGCAGACCAATGCCAGTTATCAGCTTTAGCGAACGTGACCTGATGCGTGGGAAGATTGTCACCCCGGCGTGGTATAGGGTGAGAATCGAAGGTGTGGGTGAAGCTCCGGCTAAACAGTCGGAGAAGGGGCCATCCACAAACTATCCCGTTGAAGCTACCATTCAGTTCAACGGTGACACTGGGGACACTGAGTTCAAGGGTGTTCCGCTGGATTGGAATTTCAATAGCAAGGCCATTGGTTTTGCTGTTGGATTCCTTCAGTCCTTCGGTGTGGACGTTAAGTCGGGGACGCGCTTCGACTTGAAGTCTGCTGAAGGTAGGGAAGTCGATGTGTTTGTGGAGAACGATACGTATCAGGGTCGCCTTGTCAACAGGGTGAACCACAAGTATCGGACTCCTCGCGCCGAAGTTACGGCGGTTAGCTAACTATTAACTACCTGTCAACTGTGCAGCTAAACCTATAACCTGCATGGTAGCTGAAGAATATGGTTACGGCCCTGTGTTACCGGCTGCACAACAGCAAAGGGACATATCATGAGTAACCAGAGAGTGTCTGAAATGAATGTGTGGATAAAGTGGCCCACACTGACAGGTGCATTAACTAGCAAGGAGTAATGAAATGGAACCGAAGGAAGAAGTTGTCGAGAATATGGACGATGTTTCCAAGGACGAGGAAACAAAAGACCTCGAAGATTCAGACGTTGATGAGGACGTTGAAGATGAAGATGAAGATGACGACCTCATTGATGATACTGGTGACGAGGACGATGAGGATTGAGACCCATTAGTATAGCCGGAATAAGTATCTGTGCTGGTGGGGAGTAATATCTACTGGGACCACTGGCGATTAGCCCAAAAGAGGCCAGAGGCTATGCTGATGGTAGGGCACCTGCTTAACGTGCCTTTAGTCTGATAACTATTGGACGTAAAATAACTAGCAGGTGCCCGCTTTTCATGAATAAGAGGACAAAATGTCTGATGAACAGCGAGTCATTGGAAAGATTATCAAAGTATCTGCGGGGGGATGGGGGTTCATTTCCTCCAAAGACATTAAGTTTACCCGTATCTTCTTCCACTGGACTTCACTCAAGCAAGATACCCTGAAGTTTCAGGAACTCAAGACTGGAATGAAGGTAGAGTTTACGCCAGTAGAGGTTGAAGGAAAGGGCTGGCGTGCTATTAAGATTAATGTCATTCCTCCACCAACAGGCTTGATAGAGTAATGACATTCAAAGAGCGTTATGACACCGAGACTACATGGCACGGTAAAGTAACCGTGATGGAGATATACCATCTAGCCATGTGCCAAAGAGTTAGAGGCTGGACTATCACTAATACAGCCGAACACTTTGAGTGTAGTATCGGACTAGTGAGTGAGAATCTACGCCTCGCACAATCAATTCACTCGGACCCTAAGATTTTGAAATGTGAATCGCGTCAGGAAGCCTTAAAGAAATGGAGAAAATGATGAAACTTCCAGTTGAGGTTCAGCAGGTTATTCAGGAATACGCTAATATGTATCCACTCCCTGTGAATAATGAGGAGGGTGCTTCTAATTGGACACACGCTCTATGTCAGCAGTTGAACTTCTCATTTCCATCAGCAGGATGGGGACATAAGAGTGCTGGTCCAGGCCGTCCACACTCTAAGGATGTAGTTTGCACAATGAATCCGTTTATCGGATGGGATGTTGTGCTGGCTGCTGGTGGTCCTAACCCTACACTACAGCTTAATGGAGATAGTATTGACCTGTCAGGTCAGATTTTCGAGCCTGTCTCTCCTGTAGACTATCTTGGTTCTACTCCTCCTCCGCCTCCCAATCCTCCAACTGATATCGAAGCAAAGCTGGATTACATTATCCAGATGATGCAGAAGTATCACACTGAGGAAATGGACGCTATTACGGCTCCTCGCGTTACAAGGATGGGCTAATGAAATACGTTCCCGGCTGTGGCTCTATTGGAGCCAAACTAATGATACTTGGAGAAGCTCCCTCCACACAAGAGACAGCCGCAGGTCTACCTTTTGTTGGTCCATCCGGCAAAGAGTTAGACAGGTTACTATATGATGCTGGAATTCATCGTAGTAACTGCTGGATATCGAATGTATGTAAATACGAAGTGCCCCCGAATGAGGGAAAGAAACGGATACCTTTCCCCATTCGGGCGCGCAATATCGGTATTAATATGGAGGAACAACTCCATGACCTACAGGAAGAAATTAACCAGATTAAGCCAAATTGTATACTCGCACTTGGAGGAACTGCTCTGTGGGCTTTATCGGGTAAGACTAAGATATCGGACTTTCGTGGAAGTATTATGCACGGTATGGGTGTTAAGTTTGTTCCTACTTATCATCCAGCTCATCTACTACACCAGTCTACAGGAGCAGAGTTCAAGGGGTATTGGAATAGGCAGGTAATGATATTTGACTTTAAGAGAGCCAAGTATCAATCTTCTTTTCCCGATTTAGTTCTGCCCTCACGAGCATTAGAAATCTGTCGCAACTCAGCTCAACTAGCAGAGTTCCGTAACCGATATCGTTCGCAAGCGAACATGGCGGTAGATATTGAGGCCAATGGAACTTGTATTCCTGTTTGTATTGGACTGGCTCTATCCAAACATCATGGAATGGTAGTCCCCCTCTGGAACTGTGAGGATATATCACATATACCAGATAGTGACATGGTTCAGATGTGGATTATTCTCGCGGAGATGCTATATGAAAAAAGTATTATCGGACAGAACTTTAATTACGATAGAGATAAAATCAAGCGACTCGGATTTGTTATCCGACACCTTGCAGCGGATACAATGCTCAAGGCGCACGCCATTAACCCTGAACTTCCCAAAGGCTTGGCGTTCAACACTAGTCTATACACCGAAGAACCCTTCTACAAAGACGAAGGGATGTATAAAGGTTCAATATCTGACCTCCTCATCGGCTGTGCCAGAGATGCTTGTGTAACCTTTGAAGTTAATGAGAATATGGACCAAGACCTAGATGAACTAGGTCAACGTCCATTCTTTGAGAACTTCCTAATGAAACTTCCTGACCTCTATTGGAGTATAGAGAGACAGGGAATGAGAGTAGACCCCGCGCTTCGAGATTCACTACTCCGTAAGTATGTGGAGTGGGATGAAAGGACGCGATATGAGTTATTCAAACTCGTTGGCACGGAGATTAACGTCAACTCTCATACACAAGTGGGGACACTTCTTTGGGATAATCTCAAGCTCCCTCGCAAAGATACGACGGGGGAAGAAGATATTACAGCCCTGCTTAACAGTCCAACTGCCGTTAAGAAACCTGAACATAGGCGAATCCTTGAGCTTATTCTTGAGGGTAGACGTGTCAGAAAATCTATTTCCACTTACCTCATGGCGCTCCCAGACTATGACGGTAGGATGCGAACTACTTACTTCCCCTGTCTTGATACTGGTAGAACTTCTACCGGACAGCAAGACCCTCCAATCAGACCCCTCGTCGAAGTAATAGATGAGAATGGTAAGAAGAAACAGAAAGTTCTTGGCACCGCATTTCAGACCATGACTAAGCATGGTGATATCGGTGCTGACATACGCGGTATGTATGTGCCTGATTCTGAGGAGGAGATATTTATTCAAGCTGACTCATCACAAGCGGAGGCTAGAGTCGTAGCCTTACTTGCTAATGATGAGGACACACTAAGGATGTATGATGAACATGATATACACGCTCTTACTGCTTCTTGGTTTTTCGGTGGCTCTGAATCTGATTATTCTAAAAAGATACTTGGCTACGAGCATCCTGTTAGATTCGCTGGTAAAACTCTTAGACACGCAGGGCATCTCGGGGCAGGAAAGCGTAGAGCATCTATTGAACTCAACACTCAAGCGCGGAAGTATAAGATTCCTATTCAAATTACGGAAGCGATTGCTGACCGCGCACTTAAAATCTTCCACGCCAAATCTCCTAGAGTTCAGGGAGTCTTTCAAGCCGAAGTTATAGAAGCTCTAAAGAGAAACAGACAGTTAGTAGCTCCACTTCCATATGGTATTGATGCTCCATGTGGAGGTAGAAGAACTTTCTTTGAGAGATGGGGAGAGGACTTGTTCAGAATGGGCTTCTCTTATCTCCCTCAACGTGCTGTGTCGGATAACACTAAGGCTGCTGCTATCCGTATTAGAAACAGAATACCAGAAATAAAGATTGTGATGGAGGCACATGACGCTCTGCTATTCTGTGTTCCTATCTCCAAGCTACAAGAGTGGGCAGTTATAATCAAGGAGGAAATGGAACGGCCAATAGACTTCTCACAATGCACGTTGCGTAGGCACAACCTCGTGATTCCCTGCGATATCGAGACTGGCAAGAACTACCTTGAAATGAAGAAGTTTAAGGATATGCCAGTCACCTACATCCCTGAACCCGAAGAAACCAAATCCGTAACTGACGCTTTCACTGTGAGGTAAATATGCTGAAACTACAAATTGAGTGTAGCATTGTCGGCCAAGATTCTGAAACGGGTTATTGGAAAAGAGAAGTTGTAACAGGAAGGGATATCTATTCCTTCATGATTGCGCTTGCTTCCACTCTATTCTTGATTAACTCGGAAGCTGGTGATTACCACAAAGCGAAAGAAATAGAGGAGATGGAAGGTGGAGAACTTCCTTTCTAGCTACAACTTCACTTTAGAAGAAGTGTATGCCATGTATCGTCTAATTCGTTATCATCTTGGATTTCTACCCCAGGATGACCCTGAATTGACGGAAGTGATGAAGCACATATGCGAAGTTGTAGACACCAAAAATGAGTTGGCTACAAAGTATCATAAAACAGCATGAGGAGCTGGAATCACCAGTTTCTTTTTGGTATTGGTCAGCTATTGCAGCACTCTCAGCGGTCGTTAAGGACCAGGTATGGTTGAATCGTCAGATATATAATCTATACCCAAATATATATGTGATGCTTCACGCTGAGAGTGGACTCAAGAAGGGTCCGCCAATATCAATGGCTAGGCAGTTGGTGAAGCCCGTGAATAACACGCGCATCATCAGCGGGCGTAGCTCTATACAAGGCATACTCAAGGATTTGGGAACTGCCTACACTCAGCCGGGCGGAAAGATACAGACCAAATCGGTGGCCTTTATCTGCTCATCCGAACTTTCATCTAGCATCGTTGAGGACAAAGTAGCAACGAAGATATTAACTGACCTGTATGACCGTCAGTATAACGTAGGTGAGTGGCGCTCTCTATTGAAGATGGAGACTTTTGAGTTAAAAGACCCCACTATCACTATGCTGACAGCCACCAATGAAGCTATGAGTGAGGACTTCTTCACTCGTTCAGCTATTCAGGGAGGTTACTTTGCTAGAACATTCATCATCTACGAAAAGGAGTCTAAAGTATCTAACTCGCTTATATACCCGCTATCCAATCCACCTAATTATGCTACATCAGCAGACTACCTCAAACAAGTTGCTAAATTGCAGGGTCAGTTCCATCCAATCGCTCAGGTCGAAAAAGATGATGAGTTCAGATACAGAAAAGTGAAGCATGGTAGAGATATATACTTCAACGAAACAGGGGTTATCTATGACGATTGGTATGAGAATTTCAAGGAACTTGTCAAAGCATCGGAGAGGGATGAAACAGGCACACTAAATAGGTTTGGTGATAGCGTTCTGAAAGTGGCTATGCTTCTATCCCTCGCACAAGAACCAACTCTATTCTTAAAGAGGGAAGCCATGATAGAAGCCATCACCGAATCAGAGAAACTATTAGGTAATGTCCGTAAGACTACGATGGGGAGGCATGGAATTAGCCAGTCCTCACTACTCAAGACAATGATTATCATGGAGTTGCTTAATAGAGAGAACCATCAGATTACTAGAACAGTTCTGATGAAGAAGATGTGGCAGCACTATGAGAACTCAGTAGAGTTTGACGATATCATGCAATCTTTCGATGCCTCGGGCATGATAATGACAAACAATGTAGGTAATCAGATTCTCTATACCATGCCTCCTAACCAAGTGGAAGAACTAAAGGTCTATATGGCCGGGAAGTCAAAAAAATGAGCATGACATTTCTCAATCTGTTGGATGCAGCTTCG